CCTGACGCGCGTAGGAGCCGCCCGAGATTTCCGACGTGCCGGTCTGCCCTGGTGTCGCTGAGTGCAGGCTCAGGTAGTAGGTGGTGCTGGGAACGAACACAGCGGCGATAGCCGTGTTCTCCGATGCAACTGAAAGTAATGCCATGAGTGCTCCTAGTTAGCGGGGTTGATTAGTGAAGCGTTGATGGTTGATGTTTTGGTAGTCACCCACCAGCCCGAGGGGACGTTCACTCGAATGACCTGTGAGCTCACAGCATGCGAGTACGTCGTTTGGGTAGCCAGTGTGATTGTGGGGAGTGACATTTAGTTTGCTCAGGTGAGGGCGTAGTAGATGACGTTGGATGAGCCACCGACGGTGTACGTCGTACCGATGGAGGCAGGGTTGGTGCTTCCGGTCAGCGTTCCCGCCTGAAGTGGTGGCGCTGCTCCGCCGTTTGCAGCAGTGGTCATAAACAGCCCCGTAAGGGTAGGCATTGTGGTCGCCGTGATGCAGACACCGATGTAGTAGATGCCAGTGGTAGGAACGGTGTACGTCGAGGAAGCGCCCGAAGCGATTGTTGCGATAGGCCAGGTGAAGTACGACGACGCCGCCAGCGAACTTACGCCCTGCTGAGCAGTAGCGGCAACGAGCGTGAAGGTCGAGTAACCGGCGTTTGAGGTGAACAGCCCGCCCCACGTTCCCGTAACGGTTGCGCCAGCAGTTGTGTAAGTAGCGAAAGTGATGTTACTAATTACTTGACCGGCGTAAAGGTAGACGGCCGTTGTGCGCAACTGGCTAGAGGTCGGAGTAATGTTTCCGCTGGCAAACATCCGAGGAATTGTTTCTGCGATGCTACCGCCGATGCCGCTTGGGGAGAAGCCAAGCGCCTGCGATTGCGTGAGGACACTCTGCGTCGAGGTCGAGACCACTGAAACTTGACCAGAGCCGTATCCACCAGTCTGGTGTGCGGCAATGGTTGTTCCGTTGTAGCCACGTCCGTTGCCCGCGGTTGAGGAGTAGATGTAGACCTTGTTGTCAAAGTAGTCGGCAGCCGAGCAAAGAATCTGCTCGTTATCCACCTGGAGCACGAACGGCCCCGAGGTTCCGAGCGGGTAGGTAGTGGGGTTGCCTGCTGAGTCCACCTCGAAGAAGCTTTTGAGGTTGTAGACCGTGATTGTTTCGTTGCTCTTGTAGGTCGAGGCGACAGGGCCTACGAGCCAAGTCGTCGGCTCAGCAATAAGCGGAGCGACAAGGTTTTTTACAGGTAAAGTCATTCGGATTCTCCTAGTTTGATTTGGGACAGCAGTTCTTTGTGGTCAGCCAGCATTTGCTTGGTGGCCTCGCTGACCTCGAGGTGATACTTTGCCAACTCCGACGAGATGCGATCGGCTCGCTTGGCGGCGATGAGCAGGATTGCTCCCTGAAGCCCTGCCAACGTCGAGAGCAACAGGTTGAGCAGAATGTAGGGGAACGGGTCGAACGGGCTCGAGAGCGAGTTGTAGGACATCCAGAGAGCCATGAAGCCGACGAACGAAAACACGAACGGCCACGAGCCCATGCCGTGTCGCATCGCGTCGGCGGCTCGTTCCCCTAGCGTGCGGTCGTCGCCCGAACGGACTGCTGGATGGAAGTCCCAGTGGCCGATGCGCGTCATAGTCCTTCGTGCGCTCCGAGGTGTCGGTCGAGGTCGCTCTGCACTTTGTCGATTTTGCTCTCGATGCGATTGTCCGCGTCTCGCATTGAGGAGCCGCCGTTCGGTTTGTACTGCTTCTTGATTTCGTCGATTTCGTTCGCGAGCCGCTCCGAGGCGAAGTCGCTGGCCTTGATAGCAATGCGGTGATGGAGGAACTGTTTGACTTGGTTGATGGTCTTGAACGTTCCCCATATGAAGCCGATGAAGAAGCCAATCGAGACGACGAAGTTGATCCACCAGTTCGCGGTGACCAGCGAGACTCCAATCATGACGGCTGACCTGGTCGCTGTTCGTGGCCTTGCACTTGTGCAACTACCTCTGGGGCGTGTGCCTGAGGCGTGCGCACGTTCGTGCATCCGGTGTGGAAGCGCAGGTAACGCTGAGGGGTGCGTCCGTCTTGGCTGACGTGCACGAGGCTAGGGTCGCCCTGCTGACCGTGTGAGATGGTGAGGGGGTCGTGTCCAGCCTGCACCACGAGCGCCGTGTGCCAGCCAGTGCCAGGGCCGTAGACGACAACGTCGCCAGGCTGAACCTGCGCGAGGGGAATCTCTAAGCCATGCGAGAGCAACGTGCCGGTGTATCCCTGATGGTTGTAGCCGAGTCCGTTGGGGTCATCTGCCCCAGCGACCCAGTAGCACCATGTCACGAACGCTGAGCAGTCGGCGTAGATGGGGAACTCGGGAGGGTAGACCCCGATGGCGCTCATGCGATTCGGGCCTTCGGTGTAGTTGAAGTGCGCGGCGTTGGCGTGAGCCCACTGTGCCCACTGAACGATGGCTTGGCGTGCGTCTGTCATGTGTCTCCTTAGTTGATACCGATAACGGTGATTGAGCCGAATGCGAAACTTGCCGTTCCTGAGCCAAGTTTTGTGGCGAGGTACAGCGTGAAGGGCGAGGTGTCGGGGGCGTTGTAAATGTACGCTCCCGAGAAAAATGGCGCTTGCTGTGTTGTGGTGTAGCCGACCTGATACGCCGTGATTACGTTCGTCAGCCCTGAGTCAAGTGCGATCTCAGCAAAGACTTGCGTGTTGGCGCTTGGAAGCGTGCTAGTTCCACCGAACGAGAACATGATTAGGTACGTCAGGAACCCTGCTGGCGCGGTGTTTGGGCCAGTGTAGTTAGGTGTGGATTTTAGAGCGACGTAGGACGTGCCGACGGAGATGCCCGAGCTTGAGGGCGTGCCAGAACTCCACACTCCGCCCTGTCGCCAGAATGAAGCGTCAGAACCGTCGCCCAGCGAGGTCATGGTTGCGCCAAAGTTCGAGGTGTTCTTAGTAACCATTAAGTGTTCACCGGATAGGGGTCGAGGACGAAGGACGAGTGCCAATAGCCAGGGTCAGCGACGAAGTCGTGCGTGATGCTTTCAATAGCCATACGCAGGCTAATGACGTTGGCTCCTGAGGCGTTAGGCATCGTGCGCTGGAATGAGATGATGTCCCCGAGCCCAGCGTTGAGCATCTGTGGCAGGTTCCCGCCGTTGTTGGTCTCGCTCATCAGGGTTACGTTATTGACACGCCAAAGAGGTCGGCGGTAAATGTAGCCGAGGAAGTTCGCCGTGCTGAGGGCATCGTCGAGTGATGCGGCGACCGTTGAGCTCTTGCTCAGCGTTGAGAAGCCCCAGCGAGCCTCCTGCCCTATGTTCTCGTAGATTTGGTCAGTGCCGGATTGGGGGGTGATGCGCACCGTCGTCCAGGTGTCTGCGTCGTCGTAGATGACCTCGACCGTTGAGCCGTCGTAGTAGTACGCGCCTGAAGCGGTGTCGCTCCACGTTCCTGCCGCTGATGCCGAGGTAGGTGTCCACGTTCCCGACGAGGTGCTAGTCGTCCACGTCCACGTCCCGAAGTAGTTTTGCGTGTCGAAGCGAAAGTTGCCGCTTGCGTCTTGATAGAACGAACCGAGGTCGGTGTCGGTCACTTGCTGGATGAGGTCGAGCGCCGTTGAGGACGTGATTGGGCTGTCCCAGTAGTAAGGCTCCACCGCGGCGAACCCGTTGCTTGAGGAGTCGTAGGTGTAGGCAACGGCTGTCTGGTAAGCGTTGGCGATGTTGAAGTTGTAGGCGCTCAGCGTGCAGGTGGACGAGAGCCCGCCGTCGTTGTTGATAGTTCCCCAGCCAGCGAGGGTCAGGACTTCAGCGATGCGATCACCTGAGAGCACCTTTTCCGAGGTCACAGGGAAGCCAAGTTGGAGCATCGTGCCCGCTCGGTAGCGTTGCTGAATCTGCGCCTGGGGGATTGCGACGGAGTTGGAGACGACAATCTCGTCCACTTGTCCGTTGAATGTGGCGTTGCTCCCGTTAGCGCCGATGGACACCGCCCCGCTCGAGCTCAGCGTCGTAGACCCTAAGCCGGTAATCTGCGTGAACGTGCCGTCGCAGTAGAGGTAGGTTTTCGACGTTGAGGGAATAGTGACGAGCCCGACGTGATGCCAGTAGCCGTCATTGACCGCTATCCCAGATGAGACCGAGAACGCCGTCGTGGTAGTCCCAGTCCACGCCTCTAGTTTGCCTGACGTGCCGACCTTGATTTGGACGGTCACTGAGCCACCACTAAGCAATTGAGTGATTACTTGCCCATTGGTCTGCTGTCCGAGAATCCAGAAGTCAAGCGCACCGATTCCCGACACCGCTGGGATAGAGACGTAGCCCGCGCCGACGTTGGAAGAGCCCGAGAGGTCTACACAGCCGTCCGTGTCGTAGATGAGAACGCCGTGATCGGGGAACGACACTTGCCCGATGAACGAGCCAGGTGACGAACCGACGAGGTCTTTCATCGTCGTAGAGAATGCCGTGCCCGCGCCGGTGGACGTTGCGGTGACTGCCGCCGCCACGGTGAATGAACTAGCGGTGATTGCGGTGACTACTGCGTTGGACTGATTGAGGGTTGTAAGCCCGCCTAAGCCCTGCACGGTGACATTGTCGCCTACCGAGAAGATGTTGCTTGTGACGTTGTAGACAATCGTTGAGCCGTTGCCGACTGCCGAGGTGACGACAGTGGTCGAGTAGTTGGAGCACCGATACCACGACTTCGTTGCCGCAGAGTTGGCGTAGATTTTCCAGAATGAGGGGCGGTAGAGGTACTTGAGGCTCAGGTACTTCGTGAGGTCGGTGGCTTCGATGTCGAGGTCTGAGTTGAGTTGGTCAGTGACCTTCTCGCGAATGGTGTCGATGAGGCCGGTGTAGATGTCGTACGTCGTACCGCTCCACGTTGCGCGAATCTTGATTGGCATCCGAGGGGCGATGGTGTGCGTGTTATTGAAGAAGCCGTCACGGTTGTTCAGCGTCACCTTCAGCGTCGAGGATTCAACGCGATCAAGGTAGTGCTGTTTGCCCGATTTGGTTGAGAAGTCCCGAACGTAATTCCCTATCCACGTCCAGTTTGCGTTTGACGCGCCCGAGGCTGGGAGCGTTGCGTAGGGCGCGGTGGTGAGGTTGGTCACGTTGAAGCCAATCCACACGTCGATGGTTGGCAACGATGCGATGCTCACCTAAGTCTCCGTTTCGTGGTCGGGGCCGGCTTCTGCTGTTGAGCGGCGTGTCCGTACAGGTTCCCCATTGAGCGTACCTGTTTAGTCTGCGCCAAGCGGATTTCCTTAGCGATGGCGGCGACGAAGGCGGGACTGGCGATGAGCTTGCGAGCAAGGACGGTGAGGTCGATTTCAATCTCAACGTCGAGTTGATCTGGGCGAGCCATGTCGTCAGATGCCATTACTTCACCAACGCCTTGAGCGTTACTTTCGTTTTGCCTTGTGTAATGTTTTTGCCGTATGCGTACTCTTGCAGAGCGGAACCGTGGTTTGGGTCATAAGAAAACGACACTGGCGACCTGCCACCAGTAACTTCGCTGATGGTTCCGGTGGCCTTGTTGATTGTAAATTGAATACCCTCGGCTTGTTTCGTCTTAATTTGCGCCGCGATGTCCGCCGCGACCTTGCCCTTGTAGAATTCGTTAATCAGTGCGGGTGTGACTTCGGTCTGGGAACCCTTTGTTAGCAGATACGGGATTGCAAACGCGCCAATGGCTAGTGCCACAGGGGCTGCGAAATCACTAATGGCGCCGAGAGCGCCTTCTCCGAAAGTCTTAGCGAATCCAGCAAGACCGCCAGCAACACCCGTTTTCGCAAGTTCAGCGTCTGCGATTGCGCCCTCCGTTGCGGTGGCGGCGGTGTTGGCGGCGATTTCAGTTAGAAGCGCGGTGTCAGTGCTCTTGAAGAGACTGCCAAGTTTTGGTATCTTGGCGAGCAAGTTGCCAAGTATTGGTATCTTGCCGATTGCCTGCGCAACCTTGAAAGCAAGTGATGCGCCGAACAGGGTTAGTGTTGCGTCTGAGGCAATCTTTTGGACGAGGGGGTGCTTTTGGAAGTACTTGACAGCGCCTTCCGCAAAGTTAGCAACGGCAGTTACGTCAGGGAGAAGCAACAGCCCGAAGCCGGTCAGGGCGTTATGGGACTGAGTCTCTAGTTGCTTCAGTTTGAAGTTGAGTTGCTGAGAGGTAAGCCCGAACTGGATGGCAAGGTCTTTCCCGCTGGACTGCTGAAGCTTCTTGTTTGCGTCTGAGACCTTGTTGATGTTGTTCGCAAGGGTTTGCACCATGCCGACCGAGGCACTCCCGAACGTATCCTTGATGAGCGTGTTCATCGGAGTGCCGGTGCGGCGTGACTGCACCTCGAGCATCTTCAGCACGTCCACTAGACCAGTGCCAGGCTTGCGGGCGGTCTGGGCTAGCACGTCAGCGTTCAGCCCTAGCGCCTTGAGTTGCTTGGCAGAGGAGGCGGTGGGGCTCTCAATTTTCTGCAGGCCAGTAGCGAGAGCGACGTAGGACTTAGCGGTTCCGTACCCTGCCGCTGATGCGACACCCGAGATGGAGGCAATCTCTGCGAGGTTCATTCCGGTAGCGGCGAGTGCGCCACCTACCTTGCCGGTGAGCACGCCAGTCAGAGATTCCAATGATCCGACGTGCATCTTGTTGGCATTGACCATGAGGTCGCCAACCTGCGCAACACTCATGCCCCGAGCAATCTGTAGTCGCTGGATGCCGATGAGGGTTTGCGTTGTTGAGACCACGTCTCCGCCGGTGATAACGGCGGTCTTGGCGGCAACATCGACGAGCTTGTAGGCGCTCGCTCCACGCATGCCAGCTTTCTCCACCTGGAGGAATGCGTTGCCGATTTTGTCCGACGAGATAGCGGTTTCGTTTGAGACGTTGATAATGCTTGTCTTGAGCCGGTCTACTTCTTCAGCAGATGCGCCCGACTGGTTCTGAATGTTGTCCAGTACCTCGTTGAACTTCAGAGCTTGGTCGATTGCGTAGCCAGTGATGGCGGCTCCGACTCCGATGACAGCGTTGCTTGCGGTGTTGGCGAACTTGTGGAACTTGCCACCCGACTCTTCGGCGGTTTTGCCGAACTTGTTCATCTTTGCATCGGCTTCGTTCATCTTCGCCATGTATTCCTTCGTATCAGCGAGGAGCGTGGCGATTACGGGGTTTAGCAGTCCCATGACTACTCCTGTGCTTGATTGAAGAGGCGGTGAGCGAGCGCGTCGATGCGTTCGTGTGCGTTCTCCACGCCCATAGACATGAAGGGGAACGCTGGGGTACTGATGAAGCGAGAGCCGAACTCGAGGAAGGGCGCGTAGTCCGTGCTCGGGCCCGTTCCTGATTCCCATCTGCCCGAGCCGACTTCTTTGACGTAGCGACGACGGATTGACGAGCGAGTGTTGCCGGTGCGAATGGTCGGCATTGGACGGCGGGCGGCGTAGGGGCCGGTTCCCTTGTAGTAGACCTTGCCCGACTTTGAGACGGTGCGAGAGCCACCAGGACGAGCCCGCCATTGTTCCTTCGCTGAGTCGCCAATGATGTCAGCGCCTTTAGTGACGAACTCTTTAGCGGCGAGGGACATCTTTGCCATGTCCTTGCGGATAGCCTGGTCGAACTGCACCATCCCCGAGATGATTATCTCACCCACGTTCTACCTCTCGCACGATTTGGTCAATAGCCAACATCCAGTCAGTGACGTGGCGAGGTTGATCCATGAAGTCTTGATGACTACCGCCGAGAGCCTTACGGAACCGGAACTCTCGAAAGAGGTCAGCGATTTCGTTGTCTACCTCGGTGGTCTTTCCCTCGAGCGCCGCCTTGAGTTTTGCTAGGCGACGGTAGGGGCTTTTGGGTCTACGTCAGGCTCCGTGTTGATGCTTGAGCCGTTGAACTCGTTACCGCACGCCTCCGCCAGTTTGTCGAACGTCACCTTAGGCAGGTCGAGGACTGATTCCAACGTCGGCAGGTCTCCGAGTGTCCAGTTCTTGACGAGACCCACGATGAGCTCGGCTTGGTAAGCGTCCATGTTGGCAATGTCGGCTGAGTCGAGGTCGTTGTACGCTCCCCATGTCTCTGGCTTGGCATTGTCGAACCCGAGGCTCGAAAGGCGTGCGGCAACACTGGCGGCTGACAGGTACGCGCGTGAGATGGAGCGCGTAGTGCGCTCGCTGATTTCCTCACGGCTCGCAATGACAGCAGACTGCCCGTTGGGTAGTTCGATAAGTGGCATTGTTCCCCTTCTTTCTGTTTAGTACGCGCTTGATTGAGCGTTGATGGTGACTACCTTGATGGGAGAGTAGCCAGTCGAAGCGTCGGTTGCGTTGGCGTTGGCCGTGAACTCGACCTCAATCTCCGTGAACTCTTTTCCGCGTGTGCGCTTGACGCTGTGGAACTGCGCAGTCGTCATGGTGAGCGCGATGGAGTGGTTCGTTGCGGAGGTGGTGTCGTTGGGGTCGGTCAGCGTGATGACCACAGCCTGAGGCGAGCGCGTCAAGGCGTAACCAGTTGAGGAAGGCGTTGAGAACACATCGGCGTTTGTGGCGACGACGAGCGTGAACTTACCCGTGACCTCGAGGGGCCCAGCGAAGAGTTCATAGGGAGCCTGTGTGCCGAGGGTGAAGATTGGTTGCGTCTTGCGGTTGAACGTGATGTCGCCGGTGGTGACGTTGGCGAACGATGAACCGTTGATGGTGACGGTGGTGTTCCACGCGGGGATCATGTGCTCTGAGCTCAGGCTTTGCGTAGCGAACACGGTGGGCGCTGAGGTGTAAGAGACGTAAGGGTTCGCTAGGTACTTGACCGTCGCCTCGGCCGCCGCTTCTGCACCGAACGAGATGGCGAGGCTGTCAGCCTGTGAACCAGTCGTGGTGAAGTAGTTAGCACCGTCGAAGTCGAGGATGGAGTAGGTGGGGGGCTGTGAGCCGGTGGAAGGGCTGTTGAGCAACTTCAGGGTGTGAGTGTAAGCCCCCGAACCCGTGACCGCATCAGCGCCACCGAGGACGCTCTGAGCCAAGACTGGGAACGTGTCAGCGAACAGGTAGGACTTGAACTCGAACGTGTCGTGGC